AATGACCAAACCCGATGAATGACCAAACCCGATGAATGACCAAACCCGATGAATGACCAAACCCGATGAATGACCAAACCCGATGAATGACCAAACCCGATGAATGACCAAACCCGATGAATGACCAAACACGATGAATGACCAAACCCGATGAATGACCAAACACGATGAATGACCAAACCGTCAAAATATTATTTTATAAAAAATAAAATAATATAAATAATTTTCATGACATATGTAAATGGACGAGTATATAACGGTAGACGCAAATTATTTAGGAAATTACACATCGTATAAACCAGAATCCGTTAACTCTACAAAAGTAGAGTTTCAACCAGATTTATCTACTGGATATTACTCTGCGATTGCATCAAATCCGAATATCGTGACAGATGAATCCAATAGAGAAGATATTTCTGAAAATCGACTTTCTGATAGAAGTTCGAATGAAACCCCTATTTTTTCTATTGGTAAGAATCCAGTAAATGGAATTTTTATTGGTTCGGTTACCGTATTAGGGTTATTTATATTATATCGTTTGTTACATAAAACAAAATAGATTAAATCGAGAATTACATCTTATAACGTTTAAATATTTCTAAAGCAACTAATGCTCCAAATGCCTGTGCTAGAATATACGGAACGATATCATTTGTAGCAATTTTACCTAAAGATGCCATTACGATCGTGGTTGCAGGGTTTACATATCCCCCTGAAATATTTGCAGTTAATAACATAACTAGAGCAAGTGCCGCACCAACCGCTAAAGGATTTCCAGTTGCTAATATTATATAAACGTAAAATAATGTTCCAGTAAATTCGGCTAAATAATTATACATAGTTCAATATAAATTATTACTACATTTTTCTTAGAAATGGTTTATTCTTTTTATTTTATTCAACAACATTTAATAGTATTCTATAATTTCTGGAATTTACAATTACTGAAGGATTTACTACATCGCCTTGTCCGTCCGCAGGTTCAATTGTTAGATTCAAACTAATTGTATCACCTACCATAAATGGAAGAGGAAATTTATTAGTTGTTTCGTTATCATATGATGTGTATTGTATACTATCAAATCGATCTGGTCTATATGTAGCCATCTGTTGATATAATGTACGACATAAATTATCAGAACTAGTATTTGCATTTGTCATATAAGAATTCCCTGGTCCATCAGCTTGTAAAGGTAAATAATTATTACTATACGACGTATTTGATGCGGTACATACATTTGCAATCGATACCATTATATTCGCAAATAGAGGTGTTATTTTTGAGGGATTACTATTATCATAATTTTGTAAACCAGTATAACTATAACTGTCGTTATTATTAAATGCTGGATCACATGAACATTTTCCAAAAATATCAGCTGATAAACTTGGTACATTGCTAAAAATAGATATATTTGGACTATTAAATAATTCATTCGCAATATATTTGATAGAATCTACATTCACGACATCTCCAGATAGAGTTATTGGTCCAGCAGGACTATATCCTACTGGAGGTCTAGTTCCAGTCGTATCTGTTGTTAAAGTTGCCTGAGAAACATTTAAAGTATAAAAACTTGTTCCTTGAGTAGGAAATAGGGTATAATAATTAATATCTGCAGATGGATTTACTAAATATAATTGATCCATATTTGTGGATGTTGCTGAAAACATCGTCTGTATTTCTGTTAGTGGAATATTATATCTCGCTATAGAATCATATGTACCGTAATCCATTTGTCCATCCATTTGTCCTATTCTAGATGCAGAAAAATAATATTTGATTGTTGTATCAAATTTAGGAATTCGAAAATTAAATGCGGACATTATATATTTTTTATATATATTTTTGAATACAAAATAAATAATTTGTCTGAATGTTGTTTTATATTTATAGATTACAATTTAGTATTTATAAATTGTAATAACTTTATAAAATTATACATTCGGTGGTTATACATTCGGTGGTTATACATTCGGTGGTTATACATTCGGTGTTTTTGGAGAAGACATCGATGAACGACTCGAATTGTCAGAAGATACATTTTCTATACATATTGCTAATTTATCCATACAAAATACATGATTTATTGGATATCCGTATAATCGAATATATTCTACATATTCCGCCTTTAACGTTGCACTAATCACTTTAATCTTGGTATCTTTGAAAACTGTTTTATGAGTGATCGAATAAATATATTCTTCTAATTTTTCCACATCTTTCAATAATTCCGCATATTTGATTGCAGTAGCTAAATCACTTTTTAATTTTAATATATCTAAATACTGACATACTCCTTGCATCAATCCTTCTAAAGAATGTATTATGGTTTTATATATTATTTCATAATCCTCATCGTCAATATTCGATTTATTTCTTAAATTGTGTAATAATACTGCTAATTCGCTATATTTATCGATCGTTAAAATTTCGGATACTTCTTTAAATTTTCCTAAAGAGAAATCTATGAACAAATCATTAATCGTTGTTATAGCCTTCGCTAAAATCGCATAATTATCTACTTTTATTTGATTAAGTTGGTCTACATTTTCATAATATTCGATTTTGAATTTCTGTAGTTCTTTTAATATATCGAATTCATTTATTTTTGTAATAATATAGCTAGTCAATAATACCCGCGTTTGGTCAATCCCTTGACTGGTTGCTAATTGGGTTCGTTGACTACTTGTAATAGGTACACCAAACCAAGTTGGTACTTGAATTTCCCCGTATGAGGTTTTATCTCTCGATGCTAAAATCGTTCTTAATTTTAATCTTTGTATTCGATTATTTTGAGGTCCTTTCGTATCATTTATTATATTTTTTAATAAAATATAATCACTTACAGATGGAGTACTCATTATACTATTATATTATATTATAATAGTATACATATAATAAACGGTTTATACACGTCTAACATGCATTAATGGTACATACGATGCGTTAGATTCGTCACCTCCATCTTTAATATCGTTATATGTATAATTCCACGCTTGTTCACGTCTAAATCGGGTATAATCAGAGGAATCTGCTACAAATTTAACATTACATGTTGAAGAAGGAATATTCGTATTATCACACTGTGAAATAATGGATCCGATACGACTTTTCCATCCAGGATAACTGGCGTTTATTTGATTTGATCCACCACATACATAGTTCACTCTTCCTAAAAAGTCGCCTGAATTATTTACAGCACGAAAAGGAGTAGTAACTCTGTCATACCCATTCACATTTCCACGCGCAAATGCAGTATTCCATCCACGACGTAATATGCTACGCGTCATCGTATTTTCGCTATTTCTAAGGCTGTTTGATGTCTGTCTACCAGAAATTCCATTTGGTCCACCTCCTAAATTCGCGGGTTGATTCGGCAATAAATTACTCATATATTATGAACTATCTTGAGATTTTTCTCAATATAGTTTATAACAAAAATGTCAAAAATGATGATTGATATTACGAAAGATCTATTAAAAGAACAATCGATCATCACATATAATGCCGATTGTATTCGTAAAAAATCAAATATGACACATACTTCTACCGAATATAGATTTGACCACCCATCATTCAATCCTGTTCAATTAAAACAAGATATTCCACTATTATCTCCTAAACTGGAGTATCTTTTAAATCATATTGCGGAATTAGATGCAAACGATTTAAAGACCCACCATAAAAAATTCAAGCATTTTATTTTTTCGGATTTAAAAATGGCGCCTTACGGTGCTAAATTAATCACATCGGCATTTATTGCGAATGGATATACTTTAGGATATTCTCAAAATAATAAATCCATAGAGTTGTTATCAGACGACGAGTTAAAAAAAACGAGTTCCGCATTTTATTTATTATCATCTATTTCGGTTTATGAAAAACCACTCCCTGTGAAAGTGCGAAAGGATATTCTCTCGAACTTTAATAAACGTCCGGATAATATTCACGGAGAGAACGTTCGTTTCATAATCATGGACGGCGGATTTAAAGAGGGTATCGATTTATTCGATATTAAATATATCCATATTTTTGAACCATCTGTAAATCCATCCGACCAAAAACAAGTGATTGGAAGGGGAACTCGTACTTGCGGTCAAAAAGGGTTACAATTTCACCCTACCAAAGGATGGCCGCTTCACGTATTTGTTTACGATTTAGAATTCCCAGAAAAATACAAGGACAAGTTTTTAAATACGAATTCCGCATTCGAATTATACATGAAATCGATGAATTTAGATTTTCGTAAACTAACTTTTGTGCAAGAAATCGAGAATTTGTCCATATACGGTTCTACGGACTACGAATTGAATGTTCCTGTACACGAATTCTCAAATATAGGGGATGGGGATAAAGATGGATTATCTGGAGGGGGTCCAAAAATACAACTTTCTAACCGCCCATTTATTAAGATCCGTAGATTAATACACGACCATTATAGTAAATATAAATGGGCATCGGTAAAGATGGAGAATATGTGTATAGACAAGTCGGCAGATAAGTCGGCAGACAAGTCCGCTGAAAAAAAAGGCGGGGCTCCAACTATAATGGAATATACTCCTACACAGAATTTTATTTCGAACTATTTTTCGCCACAGGCCCCTGTAAAAGGAATGTTGTTATGGCATTCTACAGGAACAGGTAAATGTCACGCTAAAGATACTCCTATATTAATGCATGATGGTTCAGTCAAACTTGTACAAGATATCGATGTAGGTGAATTATTAATGGGCGACGATTCTACCCCTAGAAAAGTACTATCATTAGCTACCGGAACCGATAAATTATATGATATTATACCTACCCAAGGAGATCGATATACCGTAAATTCTGTTCATATTCTATGTTTAAAGCCGACTCCGATAAAAATAAAACAAGTTGTTTCTAAAATAGATGACACGATTTCATATTCTGTAAAATATGTAGATATTCAATATAATCATGAGAATAACATCCCTACAATTCGATTAAAAACAAACCTTTTTTCTACAGAAAATGCGGCAATCGAATTTAATGAACAATTATATGCGCAAGATACAATCCTCGAAATTGAGGTAAAAGATTATTTAAAATTACCAAAATATATAAAACAATCTTTAAAGGGATATCGTACAGGAGTGGATTTTCCGAAACAGATTCTTTCGATTGACCCATATTTTATTGGATATTGGTTAGGTAAAGGTAGTAAATCGAGTTGGTTATATGGAAAAGAAAAAGTCACTACGAAAGATCCAGAAGTCGTGAATTATCTACGCGAATTTTGTGAGAAGAATGAATACCGTCTAAAATATAATGAACCTCACCAATATTATATTTCGCCAATAAATAAAACCAATACCGAATTAATTCTTCTTAAAGAATTGATTGAGAATCGTCATATTCCAGAACATTACAAAATAAATAATCGAGAGAATCGATGCGAATTATTGGCCGGATTAATCGACTCCCATGGTTATTTTTGTTCTACATCTTCCAGTCAGTATTATATTATTAATGAAAAAAGTGAAGATTTCGCGAATGATATTTTATTCATATGCCGTTCTCTCGGATTGAATATTTCCAAAAATAAAACCGCGAATTATTTTAGACTCTATATTACCGGCGAAGGAATCAAAGAGATCCCGGTAAAAATTTTAAAAAAACAAATTCCGTTAAAAACCCAAGTCTCGTTAAAAAAACAAATTCCGTATCGCGACCTGACATATAATATCAAAGTGAATCAGATCGGCCGTGGAAACTATTACGGATTTACACTCGATAATAATCATCGATATTTATTGGGAGATTTTACAGTAACGCATAATACATGTACTGCGATTGCGGCTGCAACTCGTGGGTTTGAAACCCAGGATTATACGGTTTTATGGGTAACGCGTACCACTCTTAAAAATGATATATGGAAGAATATGTTTCAACAAATTTGTAGCGAATCCATCAAATCGAATATAGATAAACTTCCCGCCGACCTTTCAAATCAAAAACGAATGTTGTCGAAATCTTGGATCATAAAACCGCTTTCATATAAACAATTCAGTAATCTCGTCTCTCGAGAGAATGCGTATTATAAACGATTAGTACAAATTAATGGTCCGGAAGATCCATTAAGAAAAACACTCTTAATCATAGACGAGGCGCATAAATTATACGGAGGCGGAGATTTATCGTCGATTGAACGTCCAGATATGATCGCACTTCATAAAGCGATCATGCATTCATATGCAGTCTCAGGTAAAGATTCCGTACGTATTTTATTAATGACGGCTACGCCGATTACACTAGATGGAATGGAATTGATTAAATTATTGAATTTATGTAGACCAATCGAACAACAATTACCCGCATCGTTTGAGACATTCCAAGAAAAATATTTGACAGATAATGGAGTATTCACAAAAGAAGGTCGCGAAATGTATCTCGATGATATTGCCGGATATTTAAGTTATTTAAATCGAGAGAAAGATGCACGACAATTTTCACAGCCGGTAATCAAACGCATTTTAGTACCTATATTAAAGAATACCTCTATCGTAGATAAATTTGAGAAAGGTACAGAAGAGGAGCGTAAAATATCCGAATTATCAGAGGAAACCGAAAGAGTTAGAGAAGAGTTACAAGGAGAGATTCAGGAAATAAACCCGTCTAGATTTGCACATTTAACTATAAAATGCGATTCTAAAAAAATACGTCCTTCGAAATGTAAAAAAATAGTGAAAACCCAAATTCGGGAATTAATAAAGGAATTAAAAGCCTATAAAAAATCTCTCTCTCAAATGTTAAAAGAACTAAAGTCCAAAATAAAAATATCTAACGTGTTTAAGAAAGACCAAATTAAAAAGATCAAAGAGAATATAAATAGGTATCCAGAAGAGTACGCCGAATATAAAAAGACCCCGTTTTTTTTAATAAAATCGGAATGTTCGAATGAGAGAAAGTCGAATGCAGATATTTTGGAAGATTTAAAAGAAAATCCAACTATTTTAAAATTCAAAAGGGAAGTAAAAGACCACGAAATGCAAATTCAACAAATGAAGGATTCTCTCAAAATTCATATGAATTCTTATAAAATAAAACAAAGAGAATTCAATATGAAACTAAAAACCAGTAATGAATATACCGATAAAAACGTATATGGATATTTAAAACGGGATACAAAGGACAGGAATGCAAAAGAGGTGAAAATCTTAAATAAACAAATATCGGACCGTATTGAAATACATAATAAATCCATCAAAACGTTAAAACATCAAGAACAATTGATGTATAAAAAAGTGCGCGAATCTCTCAAAAAGTCGTTAAAAATCGATCAAAAAACCAGAAAGAAAATGAGAAAAGAAGAAGTTCGCCTTAAAAAAATACAAAGTAAACGCGGAGAATATATGGAGATTGTTAATGAAAAAATTAAAGAAATAGTAGATAAGAAACAGACCGAATTAGATCGTATATTGTCTATGGCAGAAGCGGATGAATCTCGGAATATACAGAAAAAAGAGGAAGAGAAAACCCGGAAAAATCGAGAGAAGGAAGAAAAAAAGATGGAGAAACAACAAGAAAAAATCCAGAAAAAAGAGGAAGAGAAAACCCGGAAAAATCGAGAGAAGGAAGAAAAAAAGATGGAGAAACAACAAGAAAAAATCCAGAAAAAAGAGGAAGAGAAAACTCGAAAAACCCGAAAAAATCAAAAAAATCAAAAAAATCGAGACAAGGAGGAAAAGAAGATATAAAATAATTATTATTTATGAAAAACAAAACAACAAATTCTATATTTACATATATCTAAAAAAGATAAAATTGAAATGTTTTTTTAGAATGATAGAATATTCTAAAATCAAATCAAATATGATACATCATTCAAAACCTCATATGCGCCGCCAAATACAAAAGAAAAAACGAGTTAATACAAAGCGTTATCTCGGAAGTATAGTAGAAATGTTACAGACAAAGCATACCGACTTGGTAAATAATATTTTAGAATTTATAGGAACATCGATTGACCAACTTTCGAAAGAAGCTCGTGCCGTTCAAACACGACAAATTATACAAGAAATAAGTGACCATAAAATGAAAATGGTTTATTCATTAAAGCGAGAGATCGTGAACGCCGTATCAAAAATGGAGTTTGAGACATTCCGGTTCGTCCTAAAAGAACTGTATGAGACCATTTTACCAAGTGAACTAAATAAATCGAACGCATTTCGTCTTCGATTTATGTTTTATGGATTCTATGGTGTTGGAACTCGTATAGAAACATACGACAACGATTTCATAACGATGCATGAACGTAAATCCTGGTTTACATCAAAAGATAAAAAATGGATAATGGATAATCTAAATAAAATCTTGACGCCCGAGATTTTGATAAAAGAGTATAAAACCATTAAATTGATTCTTGAGAGTTAGTTAGTTAGTAGTGTTTTCATATTTAAGGTAGATTTTAGAAAAATGAGTTCAACTTTGATTAAATTGTTAATTAGTATGTGATTTTTTATCGTAGTGATGTTAGAATAATATTACCTGTTATATTATATTCACAAATGGAATCCATCGATAAATTCACACTCGAACTTCTTACGAATAAAATCCATTATAAGAGATATTTAGAAAGAGAAGAGCCTAAAAAATTTAAAGAGCATGAAGAATATTTAGAAAAAATAAAGAAATATAAATCTAAAATTCTGCGTCTCTCGAATGAGTTTTTAGAGAACCCCGAAAAAATGTTTAATATAGAAATGAATGAAATGTTTGCAATTTATTCTAAAACAATTATTAAGTATATTGAATTGAAAGAAATCGAACGAGAAAATTTGTATAATAAAGACGAAGAAAATGACGAGGAAGATGACGAAATCTTATTTGATCCAGAAAAAATAGAAGACTCGGGGTCTGATATAGAAGATTCAAAAAAAACGTCGTCTTTTCCTATATTAGACGCATTTTCATTCGAACAAACATTACCTCAAAAAAAAGAGGGAACCCTCCCTCCTGTACAAAAGAAGACATTTTGGGGTGATACTATTAAAAAAATGGAGATATAAAATTTATATTTATATAGTAGAACTTAGTCTATTAGATTTGAATAGAATATGTTTTTTTCTGGAAAAAAACGTAATAAATCGAATCGTTCAAAGAGATCGTCTCGTTTAAATCGGCATTCTCGTTTAACCAGGCATTCTCGTTATAAAAAACGTAATACACAAACTAGAAAACAAAAACGACAGATCTTACAGGTACCCACTCATGCCATCCAATCTATGAATTGTAGTCCTGCAGTAAAAGGTAAAACAATATCAGAAAATAGCTGTTTGACTCCGCAAATCTTATTAAATATCAAAAATAAATACAACGAAGACCATCCTGACCAATCGATTACATCGAAGGATCCACGTGAAATATGGAGAGAATTACATAATCGTTTATCTAAAGAAGGTTGTAAAAAAGAAGATTGCTGGTTGAAAGAATTAGATAATACGACTCTCCAAAAACAAATAAAAGAGCATATATTCGCTCCGGATATGCCTCCTGAATGGAAAACGAATCCAGACGAATGGCTTTCGAATTTTGATATTTTTAACGTAGTCGCTCAATACGAAGAAACGTATCCAGAATTTAAATTTATGGGGCCTACTACAATTGATTTTGATACACGACTTCCAGAAAAAAATAATAAGTGTGTAGAAGAAGAGATGTGTCAATTTCATTTAAAACCCGATTCTAAAAAAGGGTTTACAAAATTTGCATGTGTGGTAAATTTAGATAAACACTGGCAAGGGGGGTCACACTGGGTATCCTTATATGTAGATATTGAAAATGGAATTATTTTTTATTTCGATAGCGCAGGAACAAATAATACTCCTGCAGAAATTCTAGCATTCGTAGACCGTATTAAAGAACAGGGAAAAAGACTATCTCCTCCAGTAGATTTAAAATATTATACAAACGGAAAATTACATCATCAAACAGGAAATACAGAATGTGGTATGTATGCATTATTCTTTATTATAACGATGTTGACTGGTAAAACCCCTTTTTATAAAGAGCGTATTATGCCCATGAATGAACGTATCGACCTATTTTTAAAAAAACGAATCCCAGATAACGTTATATTTGATTACCGCGATTTATATTTTAATAAAGCGAGTTAATGATATTGTTTAGGAATGTATTCTTTTATATTTATATATAAAAGAATATGATTAAACACCGACATACTAGGAAAAGAAATAAAAATAAAAATAAAAACAAAAACCCGCGTATATTTTCTAAAACGAAACGTAAATATCATATGAAACAAATTTACGGAGGACAAGGATATAATATAAAATCCGGATTAAACATGGTAGGTTCAAAATTAAAGAGTGTAGGGAAGAGTGTAGGGAATACTGTGTATTCAGCCCCATCAGTTATAGGGAATGCTGTGTATTCAGCCCCATCAGTTATAGGGAATGCTGTGTATTCAGCCCCATCAGTTATAGGGAATGCTGTGTATTCAGCCCCATCAGCTATTAAGAATACAATAATCAATTCTGCTCAAGAAATCGATGATTCGAATGAAGCCGGTATGACAATATCTGAAAAAATGAATAAAAGAAGTGCTATGACAAATGCATTATCTCCTTTTATTGGATTCGCTCGAAACGCATCGGCGAATGTGGGTTCTGTATATAATACTATAAGACCCTCCCCTTCTACCGATTTACCAACCGAATCTGCAAAAAATGGTGTTATGACAGAAGCCGAAAAAATAAATGTAAAAAACAAACTAAAACAATTAAACGACGAAAAACAAATTACCGACACCGAATATAACCATGCAATACAGCAATTAGATAAAAAAGATGGTGTATTCGGAATAGGAGATTCTGTCGTATCGGTGATGTCTCCGATACAATCCATCGTAAAAGTAGTAGGGGATTTTTTTATAAAACCTGCCGAAGCAAAGGATATACATGGTAGACAAACCATCATAAAATTATTGAAATTCCCGGCATCTTCTAAAACATTCGTAAAACATAATCTCGGTCATCTTGGTAAAGATCCAGAACTCGATGAATATATGGTTTTAGTTAAAGAGTCATTTAATAGTCCTGCGGATAAAATATCCTCCGATTTATTAGGGGTGGATAATCTATTAGCAAATGTCATTAATGGATGTATTGGTGCGGGATGTAAAGACGGAAAATCCAGACAAACCCCAGGGTACGAAAAAACGGTTGAATTCACGGATAACGTAAATAAAAAGAAATTACTTAATGAAATGAAAAAGAATAAACTAAAAGAAGAGGAAGATAATAATTCGCGAATGAATCAAACGTAATATGATAATAGAATTTTATTTTATATAAAACGAATCTATATAAAATAATTGCAAGATGTGGGATTCGAACCCACGAAGCTTTTGCACAAGATCTTAAGTCTTGCCCCTTTAACCGCTCGGGAAATCTTGCTCTACATTATTATAATATAATTCTTTAATATAGTTTTTACGTATATTAATATAAATAGTACGGTATATTTGAGAGAAAGCAGATGTCTCAATTTATTGATCCAACTAATCAAACGCTTCTCTGGAAAACTCTTCAGAAACATCCTCTATTATCCACCGCATTTCCGATTACAGATTCGAATGCGAATATTAATAAACAAGTGTGGTTTAAACGAAATATTTCAGAAATATATTCAAGTGTCCAAAATAGTAGATTTACAAAGGACGAATTAATTCTATTGAATAAAAATAGTTTGAGAAAAATGATTGAACAATTGAAACCTTCGAATAACTCTCCTCCTTCGAATATCCCCCTTTCTTCGAATATCCCCCTTTCTTCGAATATCCCCCTTTCTTCTTCGAATACCGAACTTCAATCGACAGTAATGACTTCGAACCGATCATATTCGAGAGAATCCATTTTACAAAATAAAACGGATGAATTTGAGCGAAATTTACAAGATCGCCAATCCGAATATCAACAATTATACCAGAAACCGACTCCTCCACCCTTACAATTCGAATCGACAAATGACGACGTAATTCAAAATATGGACGAATTGTTGCAGAAACAATTGAGAGAACGCGAAGAAGATTTAAAATTATTGAATAATCCACTACCAAACAATCTACAGATTCAATCACCTCCTCTTCTTCCTCCTATACCGTCTCAAATAAATACTACTTTAACTATAGAGCCACATTCAGCAGATATTAAAATAGATATTTTAGAAATTCCTGCGCCGAATAAAAAAGTCTCTTGGGATATGACGAATGCGATAGAATCGAAAATGGAAAATTTAACTAAAACCTATTTATTATTATTACAATTTTTAGAATCTCGAATCCCGAATTTTAAATCCGAGTTCTCTCAATTCTCTTTACAAAATTCATCGATGATGGAAGAATCACTGGAAGAATCGGAATCTTCATAAAATAAATATATAATTTTGGAATCTATATAAATATATGTAAATGTAATTTATAATATGGCGTTGATAAAGTCCAAACAAATCCCAAAAATTATTCACCAGATATGGATAGGTCCAAAATCTCGGCCTTGTAAACTGATGGATACATGGATGAATAAAAATCCGGAATTCGAATATATTTTATGGAATGAATCCGAATTCGAAAAACGAGGTATTACATTCGAATGTCAATCTAAAATAGACTCTATTGAAGAAATATGCGGTAAAGTAGATATTATGCGTCTCGAAATATTATATAAATATGGCGGTATTTATATAGATGCCGACTCCATATGTATTGAACCATTCGACGAATATTTAATGAATTTCGATGCATTTGCATCTTATGAAAATGAACAAATGCGTCCTACACTCGTCGCAACTGGGACGATGGGATTTCCGAAAAACCATCTATTATGCAGAGCAGCGATTGATTATATTTTACAGCATCCGGTATCTTTTCGAGAGACGGGTAAGCGAGCATGGATGAATGTCGGTCCCGGACTTTTAACGCGTATGTTATCGTCGAATTTATATCCAGAGTTTAAAGTATTGCCGAGTTATACATTTCTGCCAATACACTATACTGGTGTTAAATATGAAGGACATGAGAGAGTATATGCATATCAAGAATGGGGATCTACAAAACAAAATTACGACACGATGAATTCTCTCGAATTACCAAAGGATTTGATTGAACCCGATGAATGGGTATCTATTCTTGTTCCAAGTTATAATACAAAAATATGTTATATTAAAGAATGTCTCGATTCGATTAAATCCCAAATTGGTCATTTTGGAATAGAACTTGTATGGATAAATGACGGATCGGATGAATTAAATTCGAAAATCCTCGAAGGGATGTTAACCCGATTTCAAGAAACTACTCGATTTTGCAAAGTCATTTATCATAAACAAGAAAATCAGGGGGTATGTGTTTCATTAAAAAACGGTCTAGAATTATGTACGAACGAACTGATTATTCGTATGGATTCGGATGATATTATGTGGCCAGACCGAATTCGTATACAACTCGAGTTTATGAATAAAAATAAAGACGCAGTATGTTGTGGAACAAATATTCAATTCTTTAATGACGGTAAACTGGGTACAAAAACGACTCATCCCGAAAAACTTACATGGGAAGAATATAAGATTATAAAAAGCCATTGGTTTATGAACCATCCGACACTTTGTTTTAGAAAATCCGCCGTTTTAGAAGTTGGAAATTATGACCCATCGACGGGTTCTGCCGCAGAAGATTTCGAGTTAGAACTACGATTATTAAAGCGATTTGGGGTACTATATAATATTCCAGATATTCTTTTATACTACCGTATACATGATGGACAAGTTACTTATAATGGAAAAACAAATACCCCTTACTGGAGAGAGCGCCGTATAAAATATATTGATTCTCTCATAAATAGTTAGAGTATTTCTATATCGAAATTTTTTCTTCAACAATAAAATGTTATATAACTATATATCATTTTATAAGATGGCGTCTAGTTCTAAAAAATGGCAAATCACCTTTTTTTCTGCGGCCATATTTCTTCTTGTGGTGAGTCCTTATACGTATAAATGGACTGACCAAATTTTAGGTAAATTTGTCGGTAAAATAGCTGACGATAACGGCTGCCCCACATATGTTGGTTTATCTATACATACTATTATATATATTTTACTTGTTCGTTATTCGATGGAATTAGAATTATTTTAGTGGAATCGGCTCTTTACCCTCGTTAGGGTCTTTACCCTCGTTATCAATTGCCTAATCTGAGAAATTCTGCTAAAATAATCGAATTTTTCTCCTCATATCGCATCGTTTGTAAATGCGCGGTATGTTGCCGTTTTAGTAATAATTCCTGTTTTTTATTTTCGGTTTCTTTAAGTATTTTTTCAGCCGACCCTTTTTCAAGTGGCGTAAGTCTTTGGTTTTCCCTGGCACTACGTATTTCATCCGTTGAACCGAACGTTTTAGAAGAGTCGAAATCGCGTTCAGAGACCGCTAAAACAGTATGGTCTTTATGTACCTTTCTTAAATCATCAAACTTTAGTTTACTGAATGGATCACACGTTACGTATGTATCATCCGAGTCTTCTTCATAAAACGCCGACCCTGACGATAATAATGCCATTTCTTGTACTCCCTGATATTTAGATAATGCAGAAGAGGTTTGTTTTATATTATCGATTGCGCCATGAATACCAGATATAGAGGATACTTTTATATCATAGACGGGAGTTTCGTCTTTAAACCATCGATTTTTTTCTGTATCAATTTGAGTTTTCATATTTTTATCGTATAATTCATTAAATCGGTCGTTAAACTGTTTTGTATTATCAACGCTAGAAATAGATTGTTGAACGGATTTAATAGGAGTTTGTTCACTAGAATATACTGGATTTTTATTTGGAACAACTGCCTCCGTTTTCTGCGTATTTTTATAATATTCTAAAACAATATCATACGCCTTTTTATAAAATAAAAAATATTGCGGCAAAAGACCCGACTTATCCGGATGGGTTCTTAAAGCAATCAATTTCGCATGTTTTAAGTCGGATTCATTAAACCCCGATTTTAGATGAAATAAATCCAGAATATCTGTAAACGAATACGAATATATATCCAAATTATGTTTCGGCGGATGAGACATTATACATATATTATAAAAATAAATGTATAAATAAACGCTAAATAAATATAGAGCATATATTATAATACTCTATTATGGATACTCAAACTAGGGAAATTATTACATCTATGACTAAATCCGAATTTGTCGAAGAATTCAAGTCGTTTGATAAAGGGTTTATTATCAAGTTTGGAGCAGAATGGTGTGGACCATGTAAAAAAATCGAAGGGTTAGTAAAACAATTAATGTCTCAAACGCCATCTTCTGTCAAATGTGCGGTGATTGATATTGATGAGAATTTCGAATTATACGCATTTTTTAAGTCAAAACGATTAATAAATGGAGTTCCCGCATTATTCGGGTATAAAAAGGGAAATATAAATGGCATACCTGATGATGTGGTTGTTGGTGCGAACGAGGAGCATATTACTCTTCTTTTTCAAAAATATATTCGTGACTGATTCTTTACACAATATAATGTATCTGCGATAGACTCATTATCTGATAGTTTACTAGAATATAAATCAACCACATTTTTTAAAAAGTGGTTGATGACTTTAGATGGAAGATGGAATCTGGATGATATTTTATTTATTTCGTCGATGGAATACATTCCTATCGGAGAATCGATATTATCTTTTATTTTTGCAATATGATGATAGTCTACCATATAATAACTAATGCGATAATTATTATAATTATAGATTAAATTATAAAATGGCAGGCTATATCCAAACCATTCGTAAAACGTTATGTTATATGGAGTATGAACTAAGGTGTTATAAATGGCGTCAGATAAATCAAAGTCGAATGGTTGTTCGCTAAATGATGGATTATTTAGAAATCGAACAAAATTGCATATCATGATTGATTTTTCAGGTATGTTATGCAAATAAAATTTTGTCTTCATATAACTTATTTTTTCGCAAATAGATGAAATCGTAAATTGCATATCATAAAATATAAATTGTATATTCGGATTAATTCTCGATTCGATAATTTCTCGGTTTTTATCAGCAGATGCTTTGTTTTGGAAAACGTCGAAACAAATGATCAAAATAGGAACTTCCCTTTCTAATAAAAAGGAAGGGCATAATTGGGACTCTGAATTCGTTTTTATAATTTTTTTTTTTCCTAAATTATTCAATTCCACCACATTTTCATTATATTTTCCACCAACTGAAATATATACATATTTAAATTCTGTGTGAAATAAACAATCTATCAGAAGAGTAAATTCAGTTTCGTCAGTTACTGTATAATACGGCATTTAATTATTTACTTATTGGTTTTAATATTAAATAATATTCAATTTTATACATACTGCTTTACTTTTTTAGATTTATTATGTTTATATTTTCTTAAATTTGTTTTTGTCTTTCGATTATCTCTACCTCCATCTTTTTTTTCTGCTTCTTCTTTTTCTGCTTCCTGTTTTTCTGCTTCTTCTTTTTCTGCTTCTTCTTTTTCTGCTTCCTGTTTTTCTGCTTCCTGTTTTTCTGCTTCTTCTTTTTCTGCTTCTTCTTTTTCTGCTTCTTCTTTTTCTGCTTCTTCTTTTTCTGCTTCCTGTTTTTCTGCTTCCTGTTTTTCTGCTTCCTGTTTTTCTGCTTCCGGGGTTATAGATCCAAAAGATGGTAATATTCCAGAAGCTATAGAAACAGGTGAATCTACAGAAACAGGTGAATCCAAAGATTTAAAAAACCCCTCGTCTTTTGCATAAGATTTGTTACTATCATCTAACATCGTTACACAGGCTAATGCCACAGTTGTAATTCCAATCATAACATAAGTAAATAATGGTACTCCATTTAAGTCAAAAAATGCATTTATAGAGGAAGAATTTACAGGGGATGCATTTGTTAAAGTATTTGAAACAGTTGTACTTGCGGTTGACATGTTTTATTTTATATATTAGATAGAGGTTATATTTGTATCATTCCACCGATTATATAATCCACCAGAATAAATATTTACAGGCAGAATATCATTATTTAATTCGACGATTTTGATTGGAAATCCAGTAAGTTCCTCTATTTTTCGAATCGTCGAATCATTCGATGTGAGTTTATCTAAAAGTATCATGTATGAATTATACATTCGAATTTTTTGTAAAATTTCAGATTCGTGTTTTAAATCTTCCTTAATTCGCATATCATTTCCTTTTATGGATTGTTTTTTCGTGTAAGCTTCTTCAGAATCAGAGAGATTCGTATTTTTATAACAGGAATTTTGCATTTTAATAATCATTTTTATTTTTTTAAAAAATGAATTTGTTAAAATGAAAAATATTATTATATATAACAAGCACATTATATAATAATATATAGGAATGTCTTTATCTTGATTTATTATTTATTGTAACGACGATTTGCAATCATATATTTTATTTGCCATGATTCTTTTACTTGTTTGGATACTTTTCTATGGGTATGACTTTCATACTCTTCTGGACTATAATAGTATAACGTTCTTACACCATATGATTTATTCCTTTCGTCTGATTTTGAACAAGTAGTATCAATCACCGTAAAATATAAATTTTCTTGATTTGTACCAGCTCTATGTGGGCATTTTGAACCGCTAATCGCATGACGAATATATGCATTACGACATGATGGCGTTGAGTATAATTCTATTTTTATACGATGACTGTCATTTGTTGTTATTTTATAATTATAATAATCCGGGTCGTTCAATTTATACGTTTGCATTAATTTACGCTCATCATTCTTTAATGAAGAATTACTCATTTCAGAGATTGTGTCTGCACAATATTCGGATTCATTATATTCATAATACATTTTAAGAAAAAAACGACGATGTATCTAAGGGATAAGATAAATATAATAGTATATTGTTTTTATATTCATTTATAATTTGTTTTATTTTAGTCGTTTATGTAAAAACAAATAGAATCTAATCTTATTCTAAAATATAGATATGAATACTGGAATCTCGAATCCTCAACCTGGTGCGGAATTCAATAATCCACCTTATACGGCACCCTCTCCTCCTGAATCGGGTTCTGAACCTTCCTATATTGAAAATTATAATCCTCAACCTGGTGCGGAATTCAATAATAATCCACCTTATACGGCACCCTCTCCACCTGAATCGGGTTCTGAACCTTCCTATATTGAAAATTATAATACTCCACCTTATACGGCACCCTCTCCTCCTGAATCGGGTTCTGAACCTTCCTATATTGAAAATTATAATAATCCACCTTATACTGCACCCTCTCCTCCTGAATCGGGTTCTGGATATTTAGACTTTAAATCGCAATCTAATACGCCTGATTCAAAAATCATTACAGAAGAAAAAAATGTTAATGCCACACAAGAAATGGATACTGATGAGATGCATACGAATTCTCAAACAGATGATAATTCGTCCGTCGTTTCTGATACTGAAGATTTATATATTGATGGTGTTTTAGATTGTAATAAAATTAATAATTTAGTAACGGATATTATAAATGATTTTAATAGCAAATTTGAGAAAAAGGAATATAAAATCCAATATGATCCAGAAAATGATTTTAAAATGAAAGATGATACTATTTACACATATTTAATAGATGATATGTTGACAAAACAATTCGGATATATGTATGATACAACAGGAGAATTATATACAATACGTTTATGTATTTATAAAATAAATATGAATATGAAGATTCCATATTTAACCTTTCTATTAGAAAATAATAATTTTATAGAATATTCATATAAGAGCACGTTGGATGTTTCTTTAAATACAGATGAATTTGATATACATGATAATTTTATTACATCTTTAAATGATAAACTTAATAAATTTATGAATGAATCAGAAAAAACAAAACAAGTTGGAGGGGTATCGAATGGTTCACAAATGCTTCCTCCATATCAACAACCTTCTGCATATGGAGAACAACCATATCAATCAGTACCTCCTTCTTCATACGGACAATCCCAACCTTCCCAAACCAATCCTCCTTCTGCATACGGACAATCCCAACCTTCTCAATCGGTACTTCCTTCTCCAGAACAACCATATCAATCGGTACCTCCTTCTGCATATGGAGAACAATATCCGTCTCAATCGGTACTTCCTTCTCCAGAACAACCATATCAATCTGTACCCAATTCTCCATATGGAGAACAACCATATCAATCTGTACCCAATTCTCCATATGGAGAACAACCATATCAATCGGTACCTCCTCCTGCATATGGAGAAGAACCATATCCAATAAACCCTAATTCTCCATACGGACAACAATATCTGTCTCAATCTAACCCTCTTTCTCCAGAACAACCATATCCAACAAATACCAATTCTCCATATGGAGAACAACCATATCAATCGGTACCTCCTTCTCCAGAACAACCATATCCAATAAACCCTAATTCTCCAGAACAACCATATCCAATAAACCCTAATTCTCCAGAACAACCATATCAATCTGTACTTAATTCTCCATACGGAGAACAACAAGTGCCTTCATCGGAAGAAACCCCGTTTCCATCAGAAATAAATATTGAGAAAATATTCAAAGGAATAATTCCGTATTACCCAAATAATATCATATATGCAATATTAAATTTTAACGAAATATCCACCATTCCAAAAAACACAAAATGGGTAACTGTTTCTGAAATCGAGAAAAATAATAAAATCTCACCAAATATTCTAAACTTTTTCACAGAAAATTCATACGTAAATAAACTTCATACCGCATATTTAACAGAAGTTCTTATACCAGAAGTCATGTATTTATGTAAAATCACCGATTCCGGAGAATATGTAAATATTTTTCAAAAAGATATGAATATACCCATGATAATACCTAGATCATATATTAAAGAAAAAGGGAACTTTTTTTTATTTTCTAAAACACCTATATTATCAACTACCGATGAAAAACAAATTATAAAAGCTCTTATATTTATGGATAAATCAGATACTTCTATAATATTAAAAGATTCTACATTTTCATTCGGTTCTCCAAAATTTACTCCTCCTTTTCTATTTAATGAATTTACATATCAAAATAATGAATATGTATTTCTAAAACAATACGATTCATTCATGATATTGAAAAATTAAACATTCGAATCTTCAAGAACTTTGGATGAATCGAAATATCGTTCTAGAGAGATTTTATCTAGGCTATCTTTGAAATAATCAATAATCTCAGATTTTAATGGATTACGTCCATATAATTCGTTAAAAGTTATTATATATTTTTCGATTTTTTCTTTGTTCCCCTTCATTTTTTTGGCGATTGTAAATATATTTTCTTTGAATAATTGCTGAGTATTCGTATTTGGGGTATTTGGGGTATTTGGGGTCTTTGTTATTGGGGATTGTAAATTTGATTCCGGTTTTGGATGGTCGAACCATCTATTTCTATATATATTCGCCGATGTGATAGTATCGCAAATATCTGGTTTACGTAGTTCTACATATAATCTATTTTGCTCGCTACCTTCTTCCCCTTTAAAATGTTTTTTAAACTCTTCTATTATATCATATTGAATCATAGGCGATGTTTCCATAAGTCTATCAAATTCGTGTCTACTTAGTTTCATAAAGTGTGCGGCATCCATACGTTCTTCCGGTGTTTTAGCTAATTCTATGCGAATATTTCGCGCATATTTATCCCATGAAATAGATGATACTCTATGAGATTCTGTAAGTTGAGAGATTTTTAAATATTGCGAAATCGTCGTTAAAATACCAACAAAGATATTTACTGTACCTATTCCAAATTGAACATAAAATTGTTCATTAGGAGTAAAATTCGATTGTGCAAAAGATGCAGTACCTGTAATTGTAGACATAATAATCACAGGAATCGTAAACCATGCTTGTAGAAGTGAATATTTTAGATAGGATTGATAATTTAACCATTTATAACACTGGGCAATATCACACCATTCAACTAAAATCGTCTCATTTCCGACGGACCATTCCGCGGGTTTCATACTTACATTCGAATCGTATGCAGAAACATTATCTTGATTATTGTACGTGGGTTCGTCCTTCTCTTCTTTTTTAGTTTCACCAGATTTATTATCTAAAATAGAGCCGTTTTTCATAGATTTTAGATACGTATTCATTTAATATAGTATTATGTAGATATCAAAAATTTCCAAATTTATTATTTAGTTTTTCGTTGAAATACGTTTTGATTATATCGCGTACTAAATTTTTATGTTCTTCGCTATATATATATTCTATTTTATTATCGGGTTTTAAATAGATTAGATTATCTAATACTATATTTTCCGATTCAGAAGACTCAGAACTCGACTCTTCAGATTCAGAACACTCGTTTTCTTCTAATCGACCAGATTCTGAATAGATGCTGCGAATATCATCGATGGATATAATGCGATTAAACCCCATATATTCGTCCATATCCGAATTAAACCCGGACATTTTAGAATACAGTTTTATCAACATTTTGTTTTGAGAGAAATGAAAAAAAGACAAATAATTCATATACAAGATAATTTGATTATCTAATACTCGACTTTCATATTTTAATGTATTTAAAAAATTCGAAACATATAATAATGATTTCGTCTCTATGTGTTTTTGTAACGCATCGTATTTTTGTTTCATTTTTTCGTATAATTTGTAGAGAATTTCTAAAATATCCGAGTGAATATTTATAATAGTATTTATATTATATTCATGTAATATTTCTAAATTTTTGTACTGAGGATATGCTTTTGACTCCACATTTAAAATACATTTTTCATTTAGTTCTGAAATAATTAAATGATATAATTTATAATAATCACAATACATACGATTCATTATAAACTTTCGATTCGTGTCAAATGCATCTAAATCCATCATACAAGATTTATATTGAAAAAAGAGAGAATCTAAACAAAATATAAATATTGTCTTGTTGTTCGTTTTAATTAATTCGGTATACATCGTTTTAAATTCGGTATTTTTATCAGATAGAATTTGTTTAGAAAGATCTATTTCTTTAATGATTCTCTGTATCTCTTCAAAATCTAAAAGTAATTTATTTAAAGAATGATCGATATTCGTAGAATCCATATATATGTTTTGAGAGAATTCTATTCAAAGATATTTTTATGAATAACAGTATAAAAATTAATAATTCTTTATAGAATAATGGAAATCCCAAAAACACCAGATAATTTTATTTCTATTATTCGGGATTTTACGAGCGACCTTTCTCGTACTTTTCCAGAATATAAATACTTATGGGTAAAATGGGAATCTCTCGAAACCCCTAGAGAAATGTACGACGATTTATATAAATATTGTTTAACCGTTTATCCTGAACGTTTCTTTGATATAATATATCAGAATGATGATATATTTAAGATACCACCTCTCGATGATAATGAGACAGAACCAACAAATACTTTCTTTTTACCTTGTGTCGATTTTAAGTTACTGTTTCAAGTAGATAATATTTCGGAAAGTATTAAAAAAACCATCTGGAAATATTTACAATTAATAATGGTAACTATAATGAGTGGAATCGACGATAAATCGGTTTTTGGAAATACTGCGAATTTATTTAATGGAATCGAAGAAGAAGATTTACATACAAAATTAGCCGAAACGATAAGTGGTCTTTCGGATTTTTTTAAATCTTCTGGAATCGATGAACCTTCCCCCGAAGAATTTAATACGATGTTTGATAATATGAATATCCCAGATATATCTGGTGTAAATACTTCTTCGATACCAAATCCAGATGATTTAAATGATCATATTAAAAATTTATTTGGCGGTAAAATCGGTTCTCTCGCAAAAGAACTAGCCGAAGAATTAAGCGAAGACGTAATGCATATGTTTGGACAAGGCGAAGAGCTTAAATCTACCCAAGATATTCTAAAAAAAATCATGCGTAATCCAACGAAAATGATGGAATTATTAAAAACGGTAAGTTCTAAAATCGATAAAAAAATGAAGGACGGCGAAATCTCTCAAACGGATATTATGAAAGAAGCCGGAGATATCATGGGAAAAATGAAAGAAATGGGGGGAGGTAAAGAATTCCAAGAAATGATGCGAAATATGACGAAAGGTATGGCCGGTAAAGGTGCGAAATTCGATAAGGGTGCGATGAACCGTATGATGCAATCTGAATCCACGAAAGAACGAATGCGGTCCAAGTTACAAGCAAAAACCAAAATAGAACCATCGAAAACAGACCCTACAAATCTAGTATTTAAGATAGACGGAGATGAAGGTCAGGAAAAATCATTCATTCAATCCCCTATACAGGATGATTGGCTAGACGAGACTCCGGTTAAATCAAATACTGCTTCAAAATCAAATAAAAAGAAGAAGTCAAAGAAGTAAACTACTGCAAATGTGTAATTACGATATATACTATGTTGGTATATATCATAAAAGTTATTTATTTTGGTTCTCTCAAAATATCTAATAAGAATATAAGATATTTTGAGAGAAAGACATGAACATTCTAAAATATATTAATTTCCCCGTATTTTTTATTAGTTTAGCAATCGGCATATTCTTTGTATATATATTTGAGAATGGTAGTCGTCAGATTTACGTATATCCAACACCGGATAATGTAGATACGATTCAATATAAAGATGCGACAAATACTTGTTTTGCGGTAAAACAAGAAAAGGTAATGTGTCCAGAAAGCGATTTACATATTTCAAAAATAAATGCACAAGCATAATCATTCCTTGAATTCGCCGTCTTCTTCATTCTATTTCTAAAATAAATAATATTCTGAATATATAATAGAAATATGAATTTTAAACGACTATTAAATACGGATATAGGGATTTTTTTTATTTCCGTATTGCTAGGACTCGGACTGGCTACACTATTTAGAAAAGCGTGTGAAGGAAAAAATTGTATTCAGTTTAACGGACCGGTTATTAACGAAATTGACGGAAAAACGTATAAATACGGAGAACACTGTTATAAGTATAAATTACAAGCTGCCCCTTGCGATTCTACAAAACAAACCATAGAAATGGCGGTTAAAAAAGAGGCGGAATAAATTCGTATAACTATATAATTTTAGAAAAATGATATTATATAGTCTTTAAATGGAAAATATTACAATTACAAGGATATCAGACTTACCTGATTTAGGAACAACTGCACAGGTACAGAATCAACCGGGACAGAATAGCTATCAGCCAATATTAAATGTACACCCAAATCCATATGGAATCGCACAACCATCGAATGGAGGTCTTCCGCCGCCAATACAAACGCAAGAAGGACCAAAAATGCCGCAAAATATTATGTATGAACCCCCGTCAATTGAGAGACACGCCGCTCCATCCGTACGATTACCTCAACGAGATATTCCTATGAATATGGATGAACATATATATGATGAACAGATAAAACCGAATTATGTTCCAAAACCAAAATTAACTCAAGACTATATCGAAGAATATCAACATTCTACGGATCGTAAGTTAAAAGAGTACGAACATAAAAAACGTGTAGATAAATCGAGAGAATCGTGGTTTGATGAATTTAGAATACCTTGCATTATAACGATTCTGTTTTTTATATTTCATATGCCGATTATAAATACTCTTATTTTCAAACGATTTGCATTTCTCTCCATTTATAATGATGACGGCAATTTTAATATTTACGGATTATTCTTAAAAAGTATATGTTTTGGACTATTATTCTGGATATTAAATCATGGAATGGAATATTTGGGAGAAATATAATAGGGAAATATAATAGGGAAATATAATATATATGCCCACGTTCCCGTTTGAATTTACAAATCCGGTTTCAACCAATCCTAGAAGAATCATACCTACTGTTCCGGGTCAATATCGTATGCCGATGTTTACGAATAATGCACAAGTATACTATAAACCAGGGTCTCAATCTGCTACTGGGGTTGGAACTGTCCGAAATACAGGTACAACATCTAGACGGTTATAAACAAATTGATAAAAAATGAATATTTACATTACTATCTTTTTTGTATCTTTTAACCCAACGCATTAAACTTCTTGGTGTGCATTTGAAGAATATTGAATATGATGTGATTAGAATAACGAAAACCAACTCTGTTTAGATTTGTTTGTTTTATTATGCATATTTTCTTGGTTCTCTCCGTTTTTTTTATAAAATCTCTTCCAAAAGGTTGTTTTTTTTCGCGTATTATTTTCCGTAGTATATTTTTTTTTGTAAGATTTTTTTCGATATGATCGATTTTTTTTATAAGTGTCTTTATCATTATGGGGGTCTTTATCAAAATATAAATGCGGATTATCAAAATCTTCGTTAAATTTTAAAGGCGATTTCGTAGACGGCGATTTCGTAGACGGCGATTTCGGAGAGTACTTTTTACTTTTATATTTCATAATGATAGATTTAGGATGAGACTCTGTGCCGTAATTTTTATCTTTTTTTATTTTAACTATTGTATCGGTATCCTCTTCTACATATTTTTCTACATCTTCTTTAGTTTGGTCTTGTTCTTTTTTGGTTAATTGCGAAGGAACATATTTAAAGAACCATTCTTCATATTCTTTTGTATTTTTTTTATTTGATAATTTTTTATAAATATCCGCCTTTTCTGCACGAATTGCCGATAACCCTTTTTGTGTCCCGATACAATTTACAGAAAATCTTTTTAAAATATTTGTTTGTTCCAATCGATTATGTTCTTCCACTTCATATAAATATTTTGCTAAACATATAATTCGGTCTTTATTATAATATTTATTATTTACATAAATAAATGCCAAATAAAAACTTAACATGGTATCAATCGTAGCAATATTAATTTCTTCTTTATCAATCTTTACTTTATTATAATTATGGCAAGCGATCGGTTCATAAATAAATGCGTATGGTTTTTTATTTATCTGTAATTCAACGTGATCTGGAATAATATCTTCAATACGTTTATGTGTAATTAACTCGATATTTTTGAATCCCGCTTCTTCCAACCTCTCTTTAATAATAATTGCAACTTTATCGTGATTTTCAATTATTACATCAAATTCTGGAATTCGATTCGTAAGATATTTTACGTTTTTAGGCATATAATTTGAATATAAATATGTGGCATATCCACCAAAGAAAACGGCACCTTGTTTTATGAAATTATCTTTCAGTATTGAAAATATGTTTGGTTCAATTTCTTTACTAGTTTTATGCACTTTTTTACAATCAATATGCGGTTTTAATGGATGATATTTATTTAACAAATTTAAACGTTTGAATACCTTCTCCCATCTACTAACATCCCCTGCTGGACGAGATAATTCTAGATACATAGACATACGTAAATAATTTGGTGGACAATAATGAATCCCCAAAATAGTAATGGATTCTTTTGCTAAATTATCATAAATTTCATGGTTCATAAATGTTATATCTGCAATAGGTATGAAATTGACGAATACTTTATACGTCCCTTTATGAACTCCACTTTTCGCCTCAACATCGGTAAATCCTTGATTATAATAAATATCACTTAATTCTTTGGCATCTTCTACAGGATTCTTTGAAAAAAAATCATAATCGGGGATTTCTATATTTTTATCGTAAAACTGTACATCTTTTGGAAGTATATTATTGATTGCTGTACCTCCATAGCATATGCATTTTTTACGAATTAAAAAGTTTTCTAAAATTAATATCATTTTCTGAATATCTTCATTATTTGTAGCTATCTTCCCTTGAAGTTTTGTAGTATCATCTACTGCGTGTCTTAAAATAGTAAGTTCGCACTCTTCAAATGTCATAGTGTCGTTACATAATTCGGTATTAAATTTATGTTTACTTCTTTTTGATTTTGTAGAATTTTTTGACATTATATATATACATACATATAATCTAAAAAAGTCTAAAAATATTTTATATACTATATGAATTATATAAAATATACTATTAATACGCTTCTTGATATATAATAAATCCCGCGATTCCTAAACAAGCCGTTATTATAATAATTGAAACCGTTTTATTTCCGTAATTTGGTAAAGCAAACGCTGGTTCTGGATAATAAATATATGGAGTCGTATTTAAATTTACTTTTCCGTATATTAAAGAGAGAGGTACAATTCCTCCGCCACACGTATTAAATAACATTTCGTAATTATATAAATCGGTTCCATTATTGAAAAATAACATGGGAACTAACTGGCAAGAATAATTCTTAAATAGAATATACGAATTTGCATTTGTATGATAATCCAGGTTACTTGAATTGATCCATAATGACTGTGTAATCAAACTTACGTCACAAGAATAATTATCTTTAGATAATGTCAGCGGATTTGGTTCAGGTAAATTTCCAAATGAAAATGTCGCGGAACAGCTTGATGAGTTATTGTTCATATTTATAATATTGGATAATCCCGGACAATAAGTATTGATTGAATCGTCATAATCTGGATATAATGTAGTATCCATAACCAATACGATTTTACCGAGTAGTGATGTAAGAGGTGTTGTAGGTACAACTTTATTTGGATATAAAAATTGTGTTAAATATGCGTTACATGCATTATAAATATCTGTGTATATTTTTGTAGCATACGCATTATTTGTATCATTTGTAGGAATACGCGGTCGAAATTGTATAAATAGAGGGTCATTACTATTTGGACAAGTACTATTTAGTCCATACATACTTACATAATTTAGTGCGTCCGATATAGTTAATGGTGTATCTTGACTAATTGGAGTCGTATAATCGGTATCTGTAGAAATAGACACGATAGTTGAAGTTGAAACCGGGTCTCGGTATATTTCGAAATCTATGTATCTGCATCCACGCGTCAATACATAATTTATCATATCCGTAGAACATATCGTACCATCGTATGCGGTATTCATAGAACCTTTAATTGCATAATTTCTTAAATATAATCCTGCAGATACGTCTACACTCGTAAGCGTATAAATATTCGCAAGTCGTACAATTAAATTATCCTGAATATTAAGCGGACAATTATTTGCATGTTTAATATTATTTATATTTATATTTTCATAACCTTCCAGCGTATTGTCGGTATAGTGTTGCTCGATAATAAATCGTCTTTGAAAAAGCCGTATTAAGATATATGTAAAAACAATAATTATAAATATAATACATATTTTTCTATTAAAATCCATTTATATAATACCTTTGGAAGATAAAAAATATAAATAATTGTATATCCAATTATTATAAATGGCTGGCGGTTTACTAAATATTATATCTCTCGGTTCGAATAATATCTTTTTAACTGGAAATCCAACAAAAACGTTTTTCAAAGTAAAATATTCAAAATATACGAATTTCGGATTGCAGAAATTTCGATTGGATTATGACGGACAACGGGACCTACGTCTAACAGAATCCTCTACATTTACATTCAAAGTATCGAGACATGCGGATTTATTAATGGATACGTATATTGTAATAAATTTACCGGATATATGGAGTCCAATTATGAATCCGTCTGCAAATAATGGCGCGCTATGGTCATCATATGATTTTAAATGGATTAAAAATATAGGAATACAAATGATTGAAGAGATTACAATTACATGTGGAAATTATATGATTCAAAAATATAGCGGACAATATCTCTACAATATGGTAGAACGCGATTTCCCTACTGCGAAAAAGGAACTATTTCATAAAATGAGTGGAAATATTCCCGAATTGAACGACCCTGCGAATGCGAATTCGCGAATGAATACCTATCCATCCGCATTTTATACCGGCACAATTGATAATCAAAATCCAGACGCGAATGGGTCGGAACCTTCTATTCGAGGTAAACAACTATATATTCCGATTAATACTTGGTTCACGATGGATAGCCGATGCGCATTTCCATTAATATCTCTCCAAAATAATGAATTATATATAAATGTTACGTTTAGACCGATTCAAGAATTATTTCAAGTGCGCGATGTCTTTGATAGCGGTAATAATTTTCCATATGTAAAACCCGATTTTAATTTACCCCAATTCAATATGTATTATTTTTTACAATCGCCCCCATCGTATGAGATATATGACCCAATTGGCCAATCCGATAATTATATCAATAAATCAAACATATGGAATGCAGACATTCATCTTATTTCTACGTATGCATTTTTATCTAATGAGGAAGCTCGTGTATTTGCAGCACAAGATCAAATATATTTAGTAAAAGACGTATTTGAATACAAATTTGAAAATATAACAGGATCACAAAAAGTACAACTATCCTCGAATGGAATGATCGCAAATTGGATGTTTTTTTTACAACGTAACGATGTCAATTTGAGAAACGAATGGTCAAATTATACGAATTGGCCGTATGATACATTACCCGTGAATATTATTGATGCCCCGTATGATATTAGTATGGGATTTGGACCATTAATTCAACCTATCCCTGGTATTGAATCAGGTAATACTGCGATGATTGGTGAAAATACGGGATATTTTTATACAGGAGCGTATCAAGTAGATAATCAAAAATCGATTTTAGAAACATTAGGGATTGTCTTTGACGGAGGATATCGAGAGAATGTATTAACTAGCGGGGTTTATGAATATATTGAAAAATATAGTCGTTCTGTAGGAGGATGTAATATTGATGGATTATATTGTTATAATTTCTGTTTAAATACAAGCCCATTCGAATACCAACCTACAGGTGCGATCAATCTAAGTAAATTTAGAACAATTGAACTGGAATTAACGACATATGTCCCTCCGATAAATACAACCTCTTCGAATATTACTACGATTTACAACGAAAATGGTATTCCTATCGGTATTAATAAATTGAACTGGCAATTATATGATTATAATTACAATTTAACGGTTTTTGAAGAACGATATAATATTATATCTTTTATTGGCGGAAATTGTGGATTATTGTATGCAAGATAAATGGATACGTAGAATCTATATTATATAATATATAATATATATTATTTATAAAAATGACGGAACCGAAAACCAAATGGAATCATATTCCGGATAATTCCGATAATATGAATAAATCAACTTCAAAAAATGAAACTTCTATGTATGCAAATATGAATAATTCTATATTTAATGAGACCTTCCAAAATATATATAATCCACAGGTATCGAATAAAGAAGGATTTGACCTTTTT